GAGCAATCTCGCCTTCTTTATCATCAAGTGTTTGAATAGGATCTGTTGGCAGTGTAATCTCTTGACACAGATTACTCATACGCACCATGTCTAAGAAACTGCTGTGGCTGTTGCAGTGGTCAATATTCATAATGTAGATACGACCAGTTTCAGCACGTTCCTTTAGCAACTCGCCAAACAACTCCATTGCCTTGACTGTCTTCTTAGAGATTTTAGAATCATTCTCATACTTGACATACAACTCATCAAACACTTCGTTGTTGCCAAATGCTTCGTATAGGCCTGGTACGTCATGTGGTGAGAATAGTGTAATGTCACCATTGGACAACAGGCGTTCGTAAAAGATCTTGCTTAACTGAATTGAGTAGTCTAGCTTTCGTACACGATTGTCTTCTGTGCCTTTGTTGTTTTTAAGAACAATGACGTCACCAATTTCTTTGTGCCAGATTGGAAAGTGAACTGTAGCACTGCCGCCACGAACACCATTCTGTGTGCAACTACGCACGACTGATTCAAACACTTTCAAGAAAGGAATAACACCGGTGTGAGCAACTTCGCCACCGCGGATCTTAGAGTTGATAGCACGGATACGACCCACGTTTAAACCAATACCAGCTCGTTGAGCAATGTAATATCCAACAGCAGACGAACTGTTAAAGATGCTTGGTAGTGTGTCATCAACATCAACTAACACACAGCTGGCAAACTGTCGCATAGGGGTACGCACACCCGACATCACTGGCGTAGGAATGTTAATCTTGAATGTGGAGATTGCATCGTAATAACGACGAATAAAACTCAGACGCTTGTCAGCTGGGTAAGTGGCAAAAAGAGTGGCAGCAATCATCATGTACATGTACTGTGGTGTTTCGTACATGTGTCCATTGCTACGATCTTGTACCAAGTACTTGTCTGCTACTTGGCGCATACCTGCGTAGGTAAATTCTAAATCGCGCTGATGGTTAATGTACACATCAAGTTGGCGCCAATCTGCTTCACTATACTGATTCAATAACTCGGCATCGTACACGCCTGCGGCCACATTTCGCTTGACCAAGTCATACAATGGAATGTAATCAAACTGACCGAACACTACCTTGCGAAGTCCGTACAGCAATAAACGTGCGGCGGCAAATTGATAGTTTGGCTTATCTAAACTAACCAAGTCACTTGCGCTACGCACAAGAATTTCTTGAATGTCGCCAGTTGTAATACCATCATTGAACTGCAAGTCTGCATTCATTTCAATTTGGCTTACACTAACTCCTGCTAAACCTTCACATGCTTCTTCTACCATCAAGTGGATTTTGTTGATGTCTAACGGCTCTTTGCGACCGTCTCTTTTAATTACGTTAATTGCTGATTTGCTCATATTTTCCTTTAATCCAATTGTTGTGCGCTGTCTTCTTGGTGCAGTAAGTTCATACTTAACCAGGAACCATGGCGCAATATCTTTATACTTTAACTAGGTTAGCGAGGTCGCTAGGCGCCCATGTTTGTAGAATTTGCATTTTTGTGTCATTGATGTCAACTACTTCACCGTCATAATAATTTAACAGTTTTTTATCTGGAAGTATTACCAACAAGCGCGGGTTTTCATCAATTATGGCTAACATTAGCTCACAATCTATTTTGCATAATACAAGGCTATAAAACATACCAAGCCCTTGTGCGCTGGGGCAAAATGAGCCTGAACCAATTAACTCCCAAGGATCGGGCCATAATTCTTTCCTCCAGGGGTCAAATGTTTTAGTAACCATTGGTACAAATTTCCACCAGGTTGCTACTTCTTGATATGCTGAGTCTGTGTCAAGACTAGCAAGACTTAGTCGCCAATCTCTCCATGCTGCTAGTCTACCTTGTTTGTCAGTAAACCAATGTTCTAAGTTTCTATGTTCCACTGCGCTACTTATACTAGTTTATAATACTGTTCTACTCGACGCAACCATAAGTCTTGATAACGATCAAACTCTGCGCCTTCTACGACGAATTCCTGATATTCATTGTCTGCGGAACACATAAAGATTACACCCTTACGAATCTTAGTGCCCCATACTTCATTGTGTGCTAGCGCATACGCTGTGGTTTGAACAAAGTAATCGTCAATCCATTCACGTTTTTTTGGCTTATTGGTTTGCTTATGATCCATGATAGCATCTTCGCCACCATGCACACCTACCAAGTCAGTTGTGCCTGCATACAGGCCCGGGCAGTAAAGTTGAACTTCAGTGCCCCAGGCTTCGTTGCAATTTACTAAACCTTGCTCAATGATAGTATGTGCCATCCGATGACTTTGGATGCCATATGGATTAGTTCCGGGGTCGCCTGTTTCTCCGGTTAACACATAGTTCTCTAACCACTTGTGCATACGAGTTCCGCGACCTGCTGCTTCGGTTGTGATTTCTTTGGCTTTTTGTTCGCCTACACGCTTTCGCCAATTTTGTAGGGCTTGTTTTGATTCTTCAGACTTGGTTCGATCTAAGATTGTTGTGACGCTGGGTACACGGGAACCATCTGGTGTTTCATATAGACGACTTACGCCGTCTATTCTGTTCAGTGGTTGGTAATTGTATTTTTTATTGAAATTTATCATTGTCACTTAGTATACACTGTCGTGTAATATAAGTCAATGATTACCAGGCGATTACCCACTGGAAAGTGGTTTGGCTGGTTGGGTTGATTTGGCGATCAATTGTGTAGCCTAGATCCGAAAAGTACTGGATCACTTTCGCCATTTGAAGTCTTAGTTGACGACTTTCATTTACGCCGGTCCAAGTATTATAATACTCAGTTGCAAGGGCGTAGCCGACATCAGTTGCATTTTTGGCCATTGTGCTGGTTGTTGATACAACTACCTCTACTGCGCCATCGGCTGATGCTAGAATAACTTCTTCTTCTAAGTCACGAATTTCTCTTAATACAAAAATATCTTGTAGCGACTTTAATCTTGCTTCTGACGCAGTTAACATTACGCGACTCATAATCCCAAATCCTTTCGTGCTTGTGCCATTGCATCTTTGCCAACTGTTTCTTTATTCTGTTCTGCTTGGTCAACAGTGTCAGCACCAGGAACAGTAGTCATCATAATTTTGTCATTGCTCACGTCAGCAACTAACTCATTGTTCTTGGCTTTGAATGTTGCAATTAAACCGCGGATAGCATCAATTTGGTTTGATGCACTGAATCCCATCTTATTAAGACGTTGCACTAGGTCTTGCATAGGCAAGGTTGCTACGCCATCATTTTGACTCTTGATTAAGAGCATTTTGACGGCGTTGGCAAAACTTTGATCTACACTAGATAGTTCAAGCAATATCACTCTTCATCTCCCGGCCGGTTGGTACTTCTTCTGGGCCTGTACTACTTGGGAAAATTGGAGCTTCTCCTGCTTCTTCACCTGGCACAGTAGCTGGTAGCGCACTGCCAGGAGCTGTCAAGCTAGTAATGGCAGAATCAAGTGTATCTTTGGTTTGCATTAGCACGTCAATTGCGCCTTCAAGAGCACCTTTAACTGTTTGAACATACTGTTCGCCTGCGCCGTCACCAAAGCGAGCTTTGATTTGGTCAACCAAGGTAATCATGTCTTTACCTAGCATATCTGCTACGTCTTCGATCATGCCTTGGAAGTCTTTGTTCATTGAGCGTGCAGCAATAATAACTTCAGCTTGGTCAAGATCAGCATCATCTAAATCAGCTTCAAATAAAACTGAGTCTACGTTTGCCATATCTTCGTATACTTCACGTTGCAGAATTGCACGAGCATATTCTGCGCCGCCACGGCTTGCTAGTGTATCAATTTCAAATTGAACACGTTCTAATTGTTCACGTAGCAAGCGTCCACCTAGTGGCTTAACGTCAATGCTTTCTTTACGCAACGCACGACGAGCTGCTTGCGCTGGTGTAGTTGTTGTTGTAATGTCATTAAATTTCATAATGGTCTCCGATACTTTATTTAGTGTTTTGGCTTGCTCATTTTGTTCATTCTAGCCACACGTCTGCTTACTTGATTGAACTTTTTAGTTCTACGGCTTCGCATTTTGAATCTGGTTTTGAATTTGGCTTTTAAGCGTTTGAATCTGATACGCTTCTTAATGTCGATGCGTTTGCTACATGTACTGGCTGCGCTAACAACTCTGCCTTTTTTAAGTCCAGTTGTACAGCGAACTTTACGTTTAATTCGCTTACCAGAACGGGCCCATACTATTTTAGCTTCGACGACTATTTGCATATTATTTTGGTAAGTGGGTAATCACATACCCTAGCATTGCTAATAGCCCAACTACAATTGTTGCAGTACTCGTGACCATAATTTTAAACTTTTCGTCTTTTGCGCCGCCTAACAAGTTCTTAATTTCGCTGAGATTTTTTTGATTGTCTGTTTTAAAAGAAGAAAAATCTGCATGAATGCGATCCAATGATTCTTCAACATATCCTATCTTTTCTTCTAAACGCTTATAACGCTCTGCACACAATTCTACGTGTAGCTCTAAGCTGGTTAATTCGGTAATTGGTCTATCGGCTGACATTTTAGGCTGGTTCCATAAAAAACTACCCACAAGACTCGAGTCTGCAAGTGAAGTTGTGAGTAAAAATGAGCCTAGGTGAGTTGTATGACTGATTGCGTAGTCAGATATATTTAGCCCAATTAGAAAGAATCGTGGCGTATGTAAAACGTATTTGTATCCGGGCCAGCTGTTATTATCTTGCCGTCTAGCACTGCTGTTTCAGTTAGGCCTGTTACCGCAGTGTTACCTGCTGAATCAGTGGCCAATGTTTCTTCGGTCATTTGGCCAACACGTTCAGCAATCCACTTTAAACACCAGACACGTTGTATACCAATAATATTTTCACCGAACAGACCATTTGCAACATCCTGTTGGTCAATGCAATCAACTCCTGCTAGTAAGGGCTGTCCACGACTTGCAATAATATTCATAAGTGTTGCAAGATTGCTACGACTATTGTTGCAAGATGGTCCAATATCGTACAACGTCCAGGCCGTAAAGAACTCTGGGTCAGCGCCCATGTGTGCCCCGGGAATCATCCAGGATTTTTTATCTTCTCTTTTTTGCATTATCTTACTGAGTGTAAAGCTCGTCCTAGTGCGTATCCAGCAAGTCCAGCAGCGCCAACTTTAGCAACACTTTTCAGAAAGCTGTCACTTGAACGAGAACCAGCAATGGCACCTGCACCTAATGCGGCAAGTTCTGCATTTGCTGTATCTGTGATTTCGTATCCCTTGTTTCTAGTTAACACATCTAACACTGGTAATAACTCACTACGCTTGCCTCTTAGGCGATAGTACTGTAGTAAGCGAGTAGCGCACAATTCACGTTGTTGAGTTGAAAGGTTTTCCCAATCAGTAATCAATCTACGCAAACTTTTGTAATTGCTAACATCAATGTCCATCTGGCCCTCCAATCTATACATTAGTCTAATGGCTGTTACCCGGTCTAATGTGCCATTGGCAATTCCACTTAGGAACTGCTTTACTAATTTACCATTGATGCGAAGCTTTTTGGCTAATACTAAATTCTGGTCATGTGCTTTAAGCTGCTTTGCTGTTACGCTTAGTGGATTCAATAAAATATGCAGACCTTGGTACAAGTCAGTGCCACTGATTCTTGGGGCAGTAAAGTTGCCAAATGCCAATGTGCGCTGTGCATAATCTTTGGCAAATGGTGCCGTTTCAAATTCTTTGCTTAACATGTAAAGAGTCAGTATGTTTAAGAATACACTGTCTACTGTGTCACGCAATGTCAACTGGCCAAGATGTGTATTACGAAACATCTTGCTTTCGTTACAGTTTTCAAGGATAAAGCTAAAGCTGTTGTCTTGGGTATCTTCCATTTTACTTGTCCTTCATAAACACAGGACGATTAACTAATTTAATCTTACCGTGTGGAGTAGCTGCAACAAAGCCTTCGTGGCCTGCACCTGTTTGTACACTGCTTGCATCTGCTGCAACATGTTTGTCTAACTGATCTTTAATTTTATGCTTGATAACAGTAAGACCAGCAACAATGTCCCAGGCTGTTTGAAATGGTGCCTTAAACTGATTGATGTGTGCTTCAACGTTGGCTTGCTTGTTAGCACTCAAGCCGCTTGGCCCCTTTAACCAGGCCATAAACTCGTTTGCAACTGCTTTGCCGTTTGTGATTTCTTGCCCACTACGTGCTTTGAAGTTGACAAAACTTTTGAAAATTTCTGGCAAGTTGGAAATCTTTAATGCTCCAATGGCAAATGGATCTAACATATCATCAATCTGAGCTGCTGCTGGACTATTAATAAGTGCTTGTACTTTCTTAATTTCGGCCGCTGGTAATTTAACTGTGTGTTCTTGTGTTAAATTAGTTGATGGCCCAAACACTACCAGGCCGGGTACAGATTTAATACCCACTGAGTCTGGTGTTGTTGGTGTTGGTTCGGCTGCGGCAGAGGCCGCTTCGTCGGCTGATTCGTATACGCCATGTATTGCAACACCAGCCTGGCTCCTAACAATCTTTTTACCAATTTCGCTAGTCTTGTCAATGTTATATGGTATTTTGTTTGGTTGGAAGTTTACTGTGTCATCGTCAATGGTCAAATCTTGTGCTTTCATCCAAAGCATGTCGCCTTGAAACATCTTGCCTGCTGTTTTAACAGGTGTAGCACGTTTTAGCAAATCATACATACCACCAAAGTGTGCAGCATATTCAGCACGACCTGCTTGATCTGGACGACGGTTATAGATCATTGCAGACACTTCTTCAGCACTGGTTGGACGACCATCATACTTCTTGGCACCAATGCCGGCTTTGTCTGTTACAATGAATGTATTCTTGTCTAGCCAGCCAAAGATAACTGCTGGACTACCATCCCATTTGATACTTGTTGTTTCAGCGTGTGATTCTGCTGTGTGCATTAACGCAGATAACGCACGTTGGGCACCTTCAACACCGTTCTCATCAAACATGATATCTTCAGGGTGATCAATACGAGCCTTGGCTTCGTTTAGCTTGCGCTTGTGATTTTGTGTTACTTCAAATATTTTCATGCTGTTCTATCGTATGCTGCTCGAGCAGTGTCATAAATTCGTTTCATATCGGGACCTGATAGTCCTGGATTGGCTGTCAATGCTTGACGCACTGCATCTTCACCGGCAGTGTGCGAATCTTCTAATGCTGCAAATTCTGGATTGTCTTCTGGTGCTTCTCCAGCAGGTGGAATTGTTTCACCAGCAGGTGCAGGTGCTGTAGCAGCCGCTTCAAAATTCATTTTCTTAATTGCAGAATGTACGCTTCTTGCCCACTCATTGTAAACTTCAGACGACTTTACTCTTGGTGGCTGATCCGCAACTGCAATTTTCAGCCAGGCGAGAAGCTGTGCTTGAATCAATGGTATAGCCTTGGCAACCACTGCACTAACTGCGGCAGGCGGTACGTCTGGACTATGGCTTGACAGCAATCTTGTCAATTTCTGCGGACTTACCAATTCTGGTGGGCTATCTATTGCTGCTTGTATCTGCTCTGTGGTCAAATTCAAATAAGCCTTATGAATTCCAGTTTGTCCAGTTACCATATTAAGCAACACTAATTGTTCCAAGTTGTCAGCCAAGTCTTGATTTGGATTTAATGATTTGAGATCTGGGCTAGCTTGCATAAACAACACTTTATTAAGGGCAGCCGATGCTGTCTTAAAGTCTTCAAGTGCGTTAGGATCAACTTCAGCAGTTACTGCATCTTCTTGTTGTGTTTGAATAAAAATAATAGTGGCTGCAACGATCATTGCAATTGCTGCAATTGCAGATTCCATATCCATGCCAATTGACGCAGTACCTGTGCCTCCAAGGATAGCATCAAACAACAATTTAATTTCATTGTTGTTGCCCAAATCGCTACTGAGCACCAGGCGCTCAATGTCCATGCGATTAGATTTGATTGTTGGCGCAACTTGTGCAATATCAACATTCATACGATCCGCAGCGGCAACTTTCTCCCCAGCTGCCAATGCTTGTTGATATACCATTTTAACTGGCAACGGCACTGTACCGTCATTGATTTGGTCTAACTGATTGCCTACTCGTTGCATAACACGTGGTCTTGCTGTGTTTGTAATAGCATCTGCAAACTTACGCAAGGCAGCATTGCTACCACGTAACGCACGAATAATACCAGTGGGGCCATCGCCCCCGGCCATACTGCTTACTTTAGAAACTAAATTGTCTAAAAATCCCTCGTCTAATTGACGTTGTAGGTCATTAACTTTCATTGGCCGTTTTCCTTAATTGAGCGCACTCCACGAGCAAATTTAGCAGGGTCGCCGTTTTTAATGGCCAGCTGTAATCGACGCACTAGTTCTTCGGCTTGGTGCGGTGGATAGTTAGTTTGTATAATTTCAACTAGATTAATTACACGGGCAATGGCCTGTGTTGCTAGTCCCTCAACAAGCAAATGCTTGTCTTGTTGTGGTACTAAGCCTGTAATTTCTTCTAGGATGCTACGAGTTTGTTTACGCATGATTAATATATTTAGCTAAATAAATTTAATAGGAGACACTGAAAATGCAACTTTCGCCCAGCGCCCAAGATCTAAGAAACTTGGCCAACCGTTTACAACAATTAAGCGAGTACGATACAAGTACCGATACACACGAACCTGACCACGAAATCACAGACAGCGAGCTAAGTCGCTTAAAAATTGCACTGCGCCCACTTGTAAGCGACGATTTACAAAGCCGTTTTATGCAAGTATTGAACAAAATGGTAAGCGGGCAGCCAGTAACCTTTGCAGAATCACAGCTTATTACTTCTGCATTTATTAGCATGGCAGATATCATTGCATCAGACACTTCGTTAATTTCAAGATTAAGAACAGATATTAAAGATTACAACGATGAAGAAAGTACAGATGCTGCAAGTAGTGAATACAGTCCGGGACTCGGGGCCGATGACTTTGCGGAACCAGAAGCCGAAGAGCAGCCAGTTGATCCTCGCGATTTGAAATAATTAAATTTCACGGCTCACAATAGCCCTTAGTGCATCTCTGTTAGAATTACTAGCAACTGGTGCAGTTAAGGGCTTTTTTGCGACTGCTACACTGTTATCGTCTTGATCATCAGCCCAAGGTGCAGACAACACGTCCAACGGGCCAGCTGATGCTCCGCCCAATTCAAATCCTTCTTTGGCCTGCGGCTTTTCCCATTTGGTAGATGCAGGAGCACCGGTATTAATTGCTGTGCCCATTGTGTTGCGTCTTAACTTGTCGTACACATCACCTGGCTTGGTAGTCCCACTTGCTTGATCGCCATCCATGTCACTGATACGCAACGTGTCTGGATTGAAGCTTAGGTCAATCTTTTGCCCAACTGCGCCAGAGCTACGAGTTTTCATAAACTGTAACTGTACCATACAACGTTCACGCATTGTGGGCGTACTGAAGATACCAAATACGTTATCAGCAGTTTGAATCTTACTCAAACCACCAGCAATCATCGAATGGTCAAACTCCACGCTTTCAACAGCACTACGGTTCAACTGACTAGCTGTTGCCAACAACAACTGTTCAGATACAACCAAGTTACGCAATTCTTCTGCAACAAGTTTATCTTTAACAAACATATCGCTAACGCTGATTTTTTGTCCTGCAGGCATCATCAAGTCCAAATAGTCAACTAAGATAGCATCAACTTTGATCTTACGCTGTGTTTGAAATTCACGTACCCAAGATAAGATATCATTTGCTGTAATACCGTTTGTCAACTGTACAATTTGTAGTACACCAGCCTTCTTACCTGCCATACGAACTTTAAGGTCAACGTCTTCAAGTTTCTTAAACACTTCACGAGTAGGCGTGTCAGACAGCATAGCATCCATACGCATAGCACATAGGCCTTCTGACAATTCCAAAGAGAAGTATACTGTGTTTAGGCCATTCCGGGCCCAGTTCAATCCCAAGTTCTGCAAGAACAGACTCTTACCTGCGCCTGATGCACCAGCAAAGATGTTTAGTTCGCCTCTGTTAAAGCCACCATACAACTTATCATCAAGCGACTTCCAACCTGTGCTCAACTGTCCGTTATTGTCTTTAAGTGCGTTAAGTCGACCTGCAGGATCTGCAAAGTAATCTGTACCAAAGGTCTTTGGTAGTCCAACTTGCACAGCATCTTTGATCAGCTTTTCAACTGCTCCATATTGGCTCTTGTCCAACATGTCTGCACTTTGAAGGATAGCCTTTTCAAGAGCTTTGTGTCGTGCAAAGCCTTCGAACTCAGTTAAGAACCAACTGCTGTGCTCAACTGCTTGTGTTTCTAAATGTGAGAGCTCTGTATTTGTAGTTGCCTTGACCTGTACAATATCCGGAATGTTTCCGTGTTCATTTACATACTTCTTGATAAACTCTGCGGCACCTCGTAACCTGCGGTCAAAGTGATCGGGATCAAGTACATTTTGGCATCGTGCCGCTAAATCTCTATTACTAACTAAGAAATCCAAAAATAGTTTTTGTAGTTCATATCCATATTCTTTTACATCATCTGCCATTTATCTTATCCTTTATGCACACCAGCGGCGTGCTATTAATTTAATCTTCAAGGGGGAGGTCTCAATCGCCGATATCACACTTTGTAGCGTAGCAACTCGCCCAAAGTGTTGTACCGCTTCATTTGCATCTTTGATGCCTTCTGGCCATTCTGGAAAGCTCACGTTCCATCCCAACTCAGCTGCTTGCATTGCCAACTGTAAGCCAGCTCGATCTCTGTCCGGTAGTACCACCGGTTCATTATCAATGTCTTCGATAATCTTTGCTTGCTCCGGGCTAATACTGTTGGTCATAATAGCAACACCGTCTAAACTTAGCGCATCGTATTCACCTTCTAGTACCAGTGTATATTTTCTTACTTGACTTTGCCGATCTAAATTAAACACAAAGCTGGCTGGGCGGCTTGCAATAATTTTAGCAGTGCCTTTGGGTACTTCTCCGATCCAACGTGCATTG